ATACAAGAATATAATGGAGAAATAGAATATATAAATAATGCTTTTAGTGATTCGGAACGAAAGACAGATGTGGAAACTGCTTTAATATACATAAATGTTCCAATGCAAAAAGATGAATCTATATTTGAAAGACACTTTAAAAGAGATAATCCTGATATGGACATTGATAATTTTCAAGCATTACTTCCCAAAATGACGAAACTTCAATCTTTGGTATTAGAGTGTGATATGGTTAAAAAAGCAACTACAGAATTATTTAAAGAAAAAATGAAAATAAACAAATTATTAAATGGATTCGGTATAAGTTCTGGCGTTAGCATATGTGATGACACAACAACTCCTAAACCATTATCAATTAATGATTATTTAGACAAGACAAATTTACAATATTGGAATAAATTCATAGAAGAAACAGATTTTAAAAAGAAACTACCGTCTAAATTAAGAGACAATTTTAATTGTAATATGGAGAAGCAAAGAAATATATCCTTTAACATGGATAATATTCATTATTTCTATGAACAATTAATACAATCTATTCCAAAGAGTTATGAGGAAAACGTAGCAAAAGTCTTCGAAGATTTGACGTATAAGGGATATTATTCAGATGCGATGTGGAATAGTAATATTTATCTTTACAATAGTTGGAAATCTAATAGTTGTTACAAAATAAATAAGAAATCAATTATTAGATACTATGGAGATTATTTATACAGAGTTCCCGATACTTTGAAGGATTTAAACATTATTTTTAATAATATTCAAGCAGAAAATTATGATATAGATAATAGAGATGTAATTGAAGCAATAAAAAAATGTGAAAAGAATATAGACACACCTCACTTTTATTTATCGAGTTATAAAAAAGGAACAATTCATATTACATATAAAGATAAAAGAGCATTAGACGCTTTTAATATCTTGGCAGGGAAGGGTAAGAACTTTTTACCACCTGATTTTGGAACTAAGAAATACAGCGACATGGACGAAAAGGAAAAGAAGTTAGTTGTTGATTTTGGATTTACTGTACAAGAATATGAATATGTAACTATTAATAACAATGGTAATAATTATTTAAGATTAGGTTAAACATAATAATATATTAAAATAACACTTGCATAATATAATCGTATATGTTATAGTATTAATTGTAGGAAGGAAATAGAACTAAACCATAAAAATTCCTATAGTTAATACATAATATATTAAAATAAGAATAAAGGAGATATTATAAATGAATGAAGAAATGCTTAAATTGGTTAATAAAGTTAATAAATACTCATATGATTACTATTGTAATGACAATCCCTCAATTTCAGATAAACAATTTGATTATCTATATGATAAATTAGTAGCTATGGAAAAAGAAACAGGAATAGTATTACCAAATTCCCCAACCTTAAAAATTGGTGGAGAGATATTAAAGGGATTTAAGAAAGTAAATCACAATAATAAATTATGGTCGTTAGATAAAAGACAATCATTTGAAGAAGTGAAAGTGTGGTTGAATAAATGTGAAACTTTTGTGAAAGAATATAATGAAACTAATTTAGTTAAATTACCACCTTTAGAATATACAATTCTTAAAAAGTTTGATGGACTCAGCGTTAAAACTAAATACATAAAAGATATTTATGTACAAGCTTCATCTCGTGGAAACGGTCTAATCGGTGAGGATTTTACAGAGCAAGTCAGGACAACAATAAATTTACCTTTAGAATTAAATCATAATGATAATATAATTAAAGATATATCCTTTCATGGCGAAGAACTTATGACTAAAAAAGCTTTTGAAGAATATAATAAAAAGGCAAGTACTCCACTCAAAAACTTAAGAAATGGTGTTGCTGGTGCTTTAAGAAATCTAAATGTATCTGAGACTGCTAAAAGGAAACCTATTATATATTTCTATAATATAAATGAAATCAATGGTTCAAATGAACTATCGCATTTTAAAACTTATGAACAACAATTAGAATATATGAAGCTAAGAGGTTTACCAGTAGCAGAATATGTAATTTGTAATACATATGAAGAAATTGTTCAAGCTATTAATGATATTGAGGAACAAAGACCAACTCTCGCATTCGATATTGATGGTGCAGTAATTGCAATAAATGATTTAGCTACTAGACAAGCTATGGGATATACTGAAAAGTTCCCTCGTTTTTCATTAGCTTATAAATATGAAGCAGAAGAAACAACTACAAAATTAATAGATGTAGAATGGAATGTTAGCCGATATGGTAGACTTAACCCGACTGGAATACTAGAACCTACTGATTTATGTGGAAGTACAGTTGGAAGGGCTACATTGAATAATATAGAAGATATAGAACGCAAAGGCATTAAAATAAATGCTGAAGTATTTCTAAGAAAATCAAATGACGTAATACCTGAAATAACTAGTGTTATTGACGAGAGTTTAAATAATGAAGATATTATAGATATAACTTATCCTACTAAATGTATTTGTTGCAATAGTCCTACTGAAATTAAAAAAGATAATGAGACAAGATACTTATATTGTACCAACGATAATTGTCCTGATAAGATAATTCAACAACTTACACATTATGCCAGTAAAGAGGCTGTCAATATTGTTGGACTATCCATCGAAACTATAAGACAATTTATCAAATATGACTTCATTAAAGAGATAAAAGACATTTATAATTTAGAACAATACAAAGAACAAATAATTAAAATACCTAAGTTTGGAATCAAGAAATATAATAACCTAATTGGAGCTATAAATAACAGTAAAGCTTGTAAATTAAATAACTTTTTATATGCTTTAGGAATCGAAGGTGTAGGAAAGAAAGCTTCTAAGAATATATGTGAATACTTTAATAATGATTTTGATAAGATTATGACCGTAGGAACGCATGAATATTTAAAGATTGAAGATATAGGAGATACAATAGCTAATTCAATAGTAGGTTATTTTAGTGAGACTAAGACGGTTAGAAAGGTAAATGAAGTTATTGGTTATATTAATTTTATTGAGGACGAAGTAAAAGAAATAATAGTAACTCAACAGACTCTATTTCAAGGAAAGTCAGTATATCCTACGGGTGGTTTCAACATGAAGAAAGCAGAATTAAAGACATTACTTGAAAGTTTAGGTACTATAGTAGAAACGGGATATAAAGTAAAACTTGATTACCTTATTTGTGGACATGATATGTCTAAGAGTGGGAAGGATAAGAAAGCTATTGACGATAATGCTATTGGTAAAAGTAATATAACAATTATTACTGAAGATGAGTTCTTGCAAATAATTAAAGGTAATTAGGAGGAATTATAAAATGACAAACGGAGATAAAATTAGAGCAATGACAGATGAAGAATTAGCTGAATGGCTTGATAAACAATATGACCAAGATAGAGAAGATTGGGAATCCCTTGGATGTTATAATTGCATTAATTATGGTACACATCACTATCCAAAAGACTGTGGTAATTGTGAATGGTTAGGTGGTTTATTACAATGGCTTAAAAGAGAAGTTAAAACAAAGATTTGTGATATATGTAATACAAAAATAACAGAAACAGAATTTAAAAATAATGATGGATATTGCCATGAATGTTTTATTAAATTTATTAAGAAATAAAAGGAGAGTGAATAAATCATGATAAAGTGGATTGTTAAAAGACATTTAAATAAGAAATATAAATATTTAAAATTTCAAATATTGAGTCTAGAACAGGAATTAGGATATGCAGATGATAATGAAATTGAACCTAATGAAATTCAAAGATTATTAATTGTACATGAAGACACTGTAAAAAGTATAAATGCTTTGGAACGTATTTTAAATAAAATTGTATAGTTATCAAAACCACATGAAACTTAAATTCTATCGCAATATTAGAAAGGGGAGAATAATATGAAATTAAGAAAAGAAATTAATACATTAGGTGGTGGAGGATACAATATATTTCTTAAAATAGGACAAAGGGAACAATATAGTTAGTTTAGTTCACCTCCAAATAGTATATCTCATGTTGGACTAGGTTATTTAAATGATAGATATCCAATGATAACTACAGAAATAAAAAGGAAACAATTTTTCGCCTTATATAATAATTTATGGATTGAAATTACAGATTATCAAAAAGAACTAATGCAACATTGTATTGGATTAGGTAGAAGTAAAAAGCCATATAGGAATTATTTCTTTACTCAGGAAGACGATAAGGATTGGAATGAATTAGTAGAGAAAAGATTAGCAATAAAAGGTACTAAACATCCTAATGGCGATGAATTTATTTATTTTTGGTTAACTAAACAAGGAGTCGAATTTGTTTTAGAAAAATCTATTAGTGATAAAGTGTATAAAGATTTTAGAGATTAAAAAATAAGGAGATGATAAACAACAATGATAATTCTTATAATTTCATATATCGTAATATCAGTAATAGCACTAGTATTCATGCGAGGTTCACGTATTTATAACGAAGAAGATATAAAGGATAATATTAAATAATAAATAAACTACAAAACATATTAAAATAATACTTTACTTTATGGAAAATATGTTGTATTATATAAAAAGAGGGAAAATTGAGAGGGGATAGATTAAAATGATAGCAAATTGTATAGAAAACACAAACTTAGAGGAAATGAATCAATCGGAACTTTCAAGTTTCATATCAGAATTTAAAGAATATATGGAAAGTGAAAAAAGGGTTAAAGAAATAATGCAATATAAAATAAGAGAATTAAAAGCTGATAATGAATCATTACATATCAAACTGGGAAATAAAATTGATAGCGAAATTGAAACTGATAATAGTAAAAGTGGGTATAAGGAGGAGCAATTTGAGGAACTTGAAAGAGGTTACACAGAAGAATACGCTAAATCATGTTACTGTTAGATATTAAATAATTAATTAGAATAATAATAAATAGAATTGAGGAAATAAATATGAAAATTGAAAATACAGAAGTTTATGGATTTAAAAGAAGCTTTAGCGGAATGAGGAATCCTAAGAACTCGTGGTCATTAAGTGATAGTTATAATGGGTTACTATTAAATAGTCACAATGTTAACATAGAAGGATTTATTCTCGGAGAAAAAGATTTAAAACTAGCACAAACATTAATACAAGCTGGTAGTGAACATTGCAAATTCATGAGGCAAATACAAGTATGGTGTGATATTACTGCACCTAGATACTTTTGGAGTGAATTTGACACATATAAAATAGGAATTAGTACTAACTCAACTTCAACAATGCATAAATTATTTGATAAGAATACAGAAATAACTTTAGATATATTTGAATGTAATTTAGAATTAGAAAAACAATCAATATCAAACATAATAGAAAAATTAAATAGATTAAGGGATAGTTATTTTGAATCTAAAAATCAACAAGATAAAGATTTTGTATTATCTTCAGCAAAAAGAATATTACCAGAATCTTATCTAAATATGAGAAGTATTAATATGAATTATGCAGTTATTAGAAATATAGTATCTCAGAGAAAACATCATAGACTTAAATATGAATGGCAAGATATATTTTGTGGCTGGGCTACTAAGTTACCTTATGCAAAGGAATTAATATTTTGTGGGATTAAAAGTGATTATGATAGATTGATAGGAGCTGAATAGCATGGTTAATGTAAAACAACTCCAAATGTTAAACTTAAGCTTATCAATGTTATTTGGTAAGTCTCCAAAAATAAGATATATTTGTGGAAAATGTAACGGATATAATGAAACTAGAATATCAGTAGCTTCGGTGGAAATGGGTTATCCATATGTTACATGTATTCATTGTGGTGAAACTAATGATACTGGATTAACTTTAGGTAAATTAGGAGATGAAAATTAAAGCAAATAAATGTATAATTTTATCACAAGTTTAACAGATTAAAATAATAGTAAATGAGAGGTATTAATATTATGTATAGAGTAAAAATTAAAGAATCAGTAGACGATTTACAGTTTATAAGAGATTGTGGTGGATTAGATACAACCACGGTTTATACAGTAAGTGAAAATGACAATGGACTTTATGAAATTCATGGTTTTGAGTTCGAAGAACATGAATTAGAATTTTTAGATTAATAAATTAAACAGGAGAGTGAAAATAATGACCAATAACAACGATATAATAGCTGACCTAACAATTCTATCAAAATATATAGGAACGCTTAAAACAAGGGCAGATACGTACCATAGTCAATGTAATGATGGTATGGAATTAGGTAGTGGATACGCTTTTAGTATTTGTATTAAAGAGATTGATAAGATATTAAATAAATATAAAGGAGAATAGATTAATGAATATAAATATAAATAAATTGGCAAAAGAATTAACTGGGGAAGAATTTTTAAAAGAATATGCTTATGATAATGGATGCCCTAGTGAACATGGTATAACCAATGATGAGTGTGATTGTGGCGAAATAAGTTGTAGGGATTGTTGGAATAGAGTAGTAAAGGATATTCAGTTCAAGGACGATAAACAATTGATATTTGACCTCGAGGAATATAAATCAAAAGACATAGCAATCAATTGTGAAACTGAGGAAGAAGCTAGAGAATTCTTTAATATACTAATTATGAATGGTATTGATAAATGGAGGGGTGGAGAGAAACTGGATAATAACCAGGGTTATTGGATTTTTCATAAACAAGACACTTGCTATTGTTACATAGATAATAATGAAATAGTATATGCAAATAAAGACTGGACTCAAAATAAAATATACAAATTTAAAGATATAGACTTCAGTAATGTATATAATAAAGAATCTATTGATAATGTTGCTTTGAATAAAGTAAATGAATTTGACATTACCAAAGTAAAATCTATAACAAGAGAACAATTAGATGCTCGTGGTTTTAAAACCGGTGATATATTGTTTTTAAGTGATAAACGATATGGACTTATTATATATGATAGAATTTCTTATTTATGTTCATCGGGGTTTGATTATATAAAAACTATACAATTTATTATTTCAGGTATAATTCCAATAGAGAATCAAAAGGATATAGCTGGTCGTATTTCTTGGTTTATACAAGATAGATTATATGACAATATAAAACGATTTGTAATTACTATACAAAATAAACAAGTAACTATATGCATAGTACAATTTGTTGCAGATACAGAAACTACTAAAGAATTTGTATTGGAAACCGATGTTAGATTTTTAGATATTCCTAAAAATGGAGATATTATTGAATGTAAAGTTGGAAGTGATGATACTTGGCAATATGCAAGAGTTAAAGAAATAGAGAAAAGAGAATTAACTGAAAATGAAATTAAATTATATAGAAAATGCAGAAAATTAAGTTAAAACGAAATAAAATATTAAAGAAAAGGAGGAGGAATTTAAATGGAACGTAAATTTGACAGTAGAGCATTTTATCAAATGAGTAAAATTCAACATGAAATAGAAGATAAATTAAAGCAAGCAAGAGGAAATGCTAATGCTGAAGAAAGTTTTAAAGAACAGTTAAAGATAATTAATAGGTGTATTAATACTTTATATCTTTAATTTTATGAGAAAAAATAAGGGAGTCAATATATTGTATCAATGCAATTAAGCAGAAATATTATATATTGACTCCCATTTATTGGCTATTGAAAAGTGTTTATTTATTTGTTATAATTAAGTTGGAACTAAAATCGGTATTCATTGATATATTGACTATTCGCAAAGTTTGTATATCGAAAAGAGAGAAAAATAGAGTAATATAACATTTTCTCAATTACGAGATTAGTTATATTACTCTATTTTAATTTATTATTATAATTTGTTGACTTATTTTTATTTATGTAGTATTATTTAATTGAGAGATAGTCGTAGTTGGTTGTTATTATTTCTTATTGAGATTACGAAAGTAGTCTCTTTTTATTTTAATCCAAGATATGTTAAAATTCCACCTAAAACACCAGTAGCTAATGTACCTACAACTCCCCAAAATTGCTTTGTTTTATAAAACTTAATTTTCATATTTTCTGTTATTTGTTTTTCCTGTAATTTGCCTTGAGTACATTCTTTTTCCTTAAAATAGTTCAACATATCTTTTGTAAAACTATTTAGCATATTTTGTTGCTTTTCTGATTGTTTCATAGCTTCTTTAGATTGTTCTGACATCATCAATTTAATTTCTGCTTGAGATTTTCCAATCGAACTGAGTTCTATTCTTTGAGCAACATCAGACTCCTCCAATCTTCTTAATCTATTTTCATGGTCAGTTAACTGTCTTTCAATATAATTATTTTCGTCCATAATTATAAAAACTCCTTTCAACATTTATTTGTTTATTTTTTTATTCATTGTTGTCACTATCCTTTCTTTAGATTAATTTTCTTTTGTGCTTTTATAATAGGAATTTAATCATTAGGTTTGCTAATTTTTTATTCTAAAATATTTTACCTTTTATATTTAATTTGATTTGTAGATTAATCCTGTAGACTTTTCTATGGGATTAATTTTTGTTTTGGTTATTTTTGAATTTTTAAGGTCGTGTATGCTAGAGTATGCTTCCATATGCTACTGTTTTTGAGGGGTATTTTGGGTAAAATTAAGATTTTAAAATCTTTTACTGCCAAAAGAACTAGATTGAGTTTCTGCAATAATAAAAGTATTAATAATATCTTCCTCATCAACCTTTTCATCTTTAATTTCTTTTTTAGCAGATATCTTTTTAATTTGCTTCTTTATTTCATCTCTAATTTCAGTGCTAGATTTAGGTTTTTGATAAAAAGCAAGAGTGGTCGAAACGTCCTTCATTTATATATTCATATAGGTTCGTTAACTCCTATATCGTTCTCTAATGAACTGCTTATGATTTCCCATAAGATTAGACTATATCACTCTCCTAAATTAATAGGAGACTCACCATTTCCACATACTTATGTGTACTTCCCGAAGGAATAGTCGTTAGGCTTTTATAATTAAAAATTACTTTTAATTAATTTAGCACGGTAGGTTAGCATGTCTTTTTAAAGATTTAGCCTTCCCCGTATTAAGCGAGTTATTCGAAATGGATTACTCCATTAAGCCACAAGTTTTAGGTTTATGGTTTAAATATCGACTGACTAAAGATGGGTCTATTCCATTGTTTAACATTGTATTTGAAGCGGTCTTTCTGATACAATGTGGATGGAAGTCTTCAAGCCCTATGATTGTTCCTATTTTCTTAACCCTTGTATATAAATTTCCTTTAGACATTCTATTATATTGTTGTGAATACCGACTGATAAATAAAGCATCAATTTCTAAATTGTCCATCTTTTCTTTTCTTATTTCTAACCATGCCATAATCAATTCTTTTGTATTGTCATTAAATGACACATCTACGTGATAGCCTTCTTTTTCTCTAATATCTTTGAAACAACAATTATCTAAATCCATACTTGATAATGTAAGTTTTTCAATTGCTCCAAGTCTATTAGCTGAATCCAACATTACATTCCATAAAACTAAATCTAATAAATCAAACTTATTATCTTTATTTTCTACTAGTCCAGTTTGTATTTGTTGAATTTCATCATCATTTAAAAAATAAGCATTAGTTATATGCTCATCTCTAGCACCTTTCATTCTATCTAATTGTTGAAATGGATGGTATTTAATTTCTTTTCTCTTTACACTCCATAGATAAAAACTAGATACCGAAGATATCTTTGTATTTATAACCTTTTTATTATTCTGTAATTTATCTTGACAAAAACTCATAAAAGATTCCATTATATCTATTGAGTTAGTCATAAAATCTTCTGAATATAAGTCAATATTATCCCATTCTTCTGCTAGGAAAACTAAAAATTGATTGAAATAGTTGGCATAAATTTTATACGTGCTATCTTTTACATCTTTATTGCGTATGATATTGCTTTTTAGGTATTTATCATATTTCTTCTGATTATCCTCATCTACTAAATCATTCTTTTCTTTAGTAAAATAATGTATGTGTACGCTTTTACCCATTGTTATATCAATTCCTTTCGTTATTTAATTTGTTTTACTTATGAATATATTACTTTTTTCAAAAATCATATTATTGGTAGATAAATATTCTTGCAAAAATATAAAACCATATGAATTCTTATCTATATCTTTATAACATTTATTACCTTCAAATATTTCTTTATTATTACATTTGTCTTTTATTTTTTGAATGTTTTTAGTTATATAATAAAACATATTCATACATTTAGTTCTTTGTTTTAGATTAATGCTTATTAATATTTTATTATATTTTTCATAATCAACATAATTATTTAATATTACTAATGCTGAGTTAGTAAATTTAACATTTATAGAACTACATATTTCTTTTACGCAATCTATATTTAATATTTCAGTTAAACTTGCAACAACCGTTGATGAATCTAACATATCTATCAAATATCTTTTAGTATAAATACCATTAGGTAATTCTTTTAAAAGTTTTATTAATTTAAATTGATTGCCTTCCTCCCAAATGTTCAAATTGTCGGTTGGAATAGAAGTTTTGATTCCCAATATATCAAAATATTTAACTAATATGTAATTTATATTATTAAAATCCCAATAAGCAATTCTTAATAATGGAATATTATTATCTTTACAATATTTTGTTTTAACACCATCATTAAATTGTGTCTTTTTAAATTGTATTTCTCCTCTTTTTGGTTCATAATGCTGAATACCGTCATATTCAATTAAAAACATAACATTCCCTTCTTTAGATTTTATAGCTACGTCAAAAGGAAATCTTTTTTTATTTTTACAATCGGGATACGTATATTGTTGTTTAAATTTAATTTTATTATATCTTAAAAATATTTCAATCACTTTTTCTCCTTTTGACGTAGCTTCACAAGTACATCGTGCGCCTTTTAAAATACTATCTGGTCTTACTTTATATTCTTTTCCACATTTATTATGTCTAATTAATATAGTGGTATGCGAACTAACATATTCTCCTAAAACCTCATATTCTCCTTGATATGCTTGAAATATTTTTTCTTTAAACCATTGAGTATCTTTTGTTGCTCCAAATCCACAGAATCTACATCCTTTTCCTTGTAAAACATCTCCTGCCTGTCTATCATATACTCTTCCACAAGGAATGTGTTTTACTGTAACATTCTCCTTCCTACCCTTATATAATGATAGTATTTCAAACTCATTATCAAATAATTTAGAAGTTCTAGCACAAAATTCTTCATGACTGATAAACAATTTATCAGCACCTTTTCTATTGCCACATTTAGGGCAACCATTCTTTTTATGCAACATACCATCAGGAGTCATCTCAAATTCATATTGGCAATCTTCAGTATTATGTTTTAAAAGAATTTTGTTTTTAGCACTAGTATACTCACCTAAACAAATATAATTATCTCCATATAATTCTTTTAATTCATTCTTAAAATAGTCAGTATCTTTATTCATTACTTTGTTGCTACATTTTGGGCAATGACAACCATTTTTTAAAAATCCATTTGCATTAATAGTCCAAGTATAATTATCCTCTTTACATCTAATAGTTATCTTTTTATCACAACTTTGATATTCTGTTAGAAATTCATACTTTTCATAACCTACTACTTCTAATACCTCTTTTACAAATTGTTCATGTGTTCTTTTTCTCATTTTAATTCCTTCTTTCTTATTAAATTCTTATTTTTGTTTCTAGTTTTAGGTATAATAAAAACGCACCTTCAAATAAAGGAGCGTTACTACTTACTTAATCCATTACTATATTTACTTAGATACTCTCTAAATTCATCACTATCCTCGAATAGAAATACACTAAATCTAGGGTTGTCCTTATCTGGAACTACATTCAAGATGTCGTATTTCTTAGCCAAATAATTAGTCATTCTTAATGTCTTTGATGTATACAATATTTTCTTTTCCATACTTTCCACTCTCCATATTTTAATCTATTTTTTAATAACCTTTTTCTTAACAATTTTCTTTTTAGCTTTCTTTTCAGACATAGTTGCCTCGCGTTTTTCTCTTTTAATTCTTTCTTTTTCCATTTGTTCTAAGGTAGCTTGTACATTATATTTACAGTTCTCAAAGATAAATATCATTTTAGATACTCCTTTTTCATAACTAGCCGTAGTTGTAATACTTTTAATAATAGAATAATTATCGTCTTGAATTACACCTAAATCACTGAAAGCGTCTAAATATTCTTTCACTCCACACCCAAAATTATCCAAATCATGTCTAATAGATGTACTAAAAACAAAATGCACTTTTAAATCAGTTTCACATATTCCTAATATTTCAAGCCCCAGTTCTTTAAGAACGAATTCAGTATATAATCCTCGATTATGTTTATGATTATTTTGAACTATACGGTTTGTTATGACTAATATTTTATTCATACTTCTACCAATCGGGCTATCTATTATAGGTTTATCTTTACCCGTTTTCTTTTCTTTTGACATTCTATGAGTTTTATAATACTCACTTAAAAACCTGTCTAAATTATCTTGATTAAATTCCACAACTATTTTATCTTTCTGTCTCATATCTTTTACTTCCAAATCTCATATTTTCACTTTTCCTTTCATATTTAATTTCTATATTTTCACACAACAAAAAGAGCTTGTACAATTTTATACAAACTCTAAATAATTCTATTTATTTATTTTTAATCTAAATCTTCTATAATACTCAATAATTCTTCTTTACTTTTTCTAGTATATAGTCTGCTTGTCTCAATTGAAGCATGTCCACATAAATCAGCTATAACATCGATTTTAACATCAGCATCAGCTAGTCTTTTTGCATATTGGTGTCTATAGCTATGACAATGATTCTTCTCAAACTTTATATTAGCTAATTCTCCATATCTTTTTATTATTCTGTCAATACCACTTCTAGTTAGTCTTCCTCTTTTCCCTACAAATAAATAATCCCAACCTTTATTAATTCTTCCTAGTTTGCAATAGTCAACCCATATATTGTTTAACACTTTAGGAATAAATACTGCTCTAATCTTATTACCTTTGCCGATAACTTGAATAGTATTCTTATGTATATCTTTTATCTGAATTTGAGTTACTTCACTTACCCTTAGACCAGTTAACTCAAGGCATTTAATTATTGCTATAGCCCTATAATCCTTTTTATTTCTAGCAATTTCAACCATACTATCAATTTCTTCTTTAGAAATTACATTCTCTAAAAAGTTCTGAGATTGAATTTTAACCTTAGTAGTATTAGCAGGTATTTCACAAAACTTAAAATATTGATGAATTGCTATTAATTTTCTATTAACAGAAGTAGGGGTTAAAAATCTTTTATATAATAAATATTCTTTATATTCCTTCAGAGTAATATTATGATATTCTTTTATATTGTGTTCAATAGAATAATCTAAAAACTGGTGAATATCTTTTAGGTAAGCATTTATTGTTTTATCACTTTTTTCTCTTTCAATTAAGTAATTCTTAAATTCTTTAGTTTTTATTAATTCCATTAATCATCACCTCATAATACTATTATATCATTATTGGGATGATAATTATAGTTATGTTGCGAACTTTATCCACAATTTCCATAACTCGAAGTATTTTCTAATTCAAAATATAATTCTACCATCTATTCTAAGCAAATTTTAAATTTCAAAATAGTATTCATCAAGTAAGTTATCATTGAAAACCTCAAAAAATCCAAACCAGCTTCTTTTATTAGTATAAAACCTCATAATAAACAAATACTATTTATGAGGTTATTAAATGAAATATTCTTCTAAAATAAAAATATCAGATAAACTTACATTCTTTGTAATAGCATGTTTTTTATGTATTACATTTACATTAAAATTATACGATACCTTATCTTATGGTCAGTTAACATTCTCTATAATATTAATGATACTTTTAATTCTTCTAATTCAAGTATTTGAAATAAAAGATAATTTATCATTGAAAAATAAAGACTAATATAGGAGGTAATTTATGATTAATAGATTTACTAAAAAATATTCAAAGCGTTCCACTAAAATAACTTTAGCTATATTATTATTTGATTGTATACTTTGGGGTTTCTATAGTATATCACATCATATATCTCCAATAATCCAATTGCCAGTAGCAGTAATATTTGTAGCTTGTGCAAGAGTAATTGATAGGTTAGACTAAAATTTTTATACTTTCTTTTACCTTTAATACAATCAAATTCAAATAAACATCAATGGCACAAGTTTAAGTACAATAATATTCTGACACCTAAGTTTATTTTGTAGTCTATTTCAATTACAATAATTCTATGTTATAATAAATGTTTAATACTAAATTGCACAAACAAAAGAGTAGGAAGTACCCACGATGCTTTTCTATTCTTTTATTATTTTAATATGTATAGAATCTATAAACATGGATACAATATTAATGTCATGAGGTAACTCTCGTTGATTATTTAATTTTCAGGAATAGGGAAGTTTGATTAATTTCATTCTTCTCTATTTTCAGTTTATAAGTATAAAATCTCGCTAACAAGTAAATACTAATCACGAGGTGATTTAAATGAAACTTACTAAATTTGAAAAACGTTGGAGCAAAATAGCTGATATAGTATTTATATTTAGTATTCCAATTTCAGCTATTATATTAATCCTAAGTTATTTCATTGATATTCCAAATGCTCATGAAACTTTTATTGGAGTATTAGTTACATTTATAGCAAGTCAATATATAAGAAAAATAGAGTTATGATTAATAGTTTTATATTTGTAAAACTCGTCATTTTGTGAACTATTAATTATTGCAATAAATTACATTCCTAGAACATATACGAATTATTTTACATTCCTAGAACATTGAAATCTTAAATATTAGCATGGTTGTCACATTATTAAATTTCATTATCTCTTGTTCTCAGATTAGTCTATATTAAGTCTCATATTAAATAATCCTTGTAAATATTTTAAATCTTCTAATCTTGTTCCTTTATAAAATACTTTTGGGTTAATTGTTATTAGTTTTTTATTCTTTATTTCATTAATACATACAACAGATTCTCCATTTACTGTCATATCCATTAATCTTTTTTTAAATCTTGTTATATTGGTTTGCCCTAATATATCCGCTATTTCATTTAAGGTATAAGGATGAATGTGTTCTAAAACTTCTTGGGTCACATCTTCATTTTTACATATTACATTATATCCAAAATTCAAATAGGGCAATAATTGAAATAGTAAAGCCAATTGTTTATGTTCTGTAGGTTTAGATTTTTCATATAATTCCTTTATCCCATTTTCAAACATTCTTGTTTTTCCTATCTTTTTATTTTTCATAATATCACCCTTCTTACAATATTTAGGATTTATACTTAAAGTTTTATCATCATTAATTATTAATAATTCTTTTTCAATGAGTTCTATTTTAGTGCTATATACTTCAGTCCTACTTAATTTTAATATTGATTGTAAATCTTCCTCGTATATTGGAATATGTCTTGTTGTTTTATTTATAACCAATAAGTTATCATAATTTATATAACAACTTAAATATAAAAATCTTGTCAAGTGTTGTGGTTTTAGTTTGTCTAATAATCTATTATAAAAGTTAAAATAAAAATGTCCACAACCATCCAATATAGCTTCTTGAAATTCAGTTTTCTCCTTTTGCCATTGTAAAATTTCTTGTGTCTTTTCTTTCTTTTGCTCCTCCATATTAACAAAATCCATAGCTATATTTTCTAAACATTTAATATTAGGAGTTATTAATTCTCCATCTATTGTGACTAGTCCATTATTTTTCATTATATTTACATAATCATTTATTTTTGCAGTATATTCTCCTGCCATAATCATCCTTCCCTTCTGTCATTTTAATTTGTTAAGAGTAATTACTAAACGCCATATAAAGTAATAAAACTCTCCAAAAGAGAACTGGATTGGCGTAATCCTAATTCTCCTCGGAAGGATAAATTAAGATAACTTTTCAGTTACCTTTTGCAAAGTTCTAAGCTTAACAAA